CGGGGTGCTCGCCATGTTCGTGGCTGATAGTTCTGCGGCCAGGCCGATGTTGGCCGCGGCCTGCTCTGCTCTTGCGTAGGGGGTTATCAGTCGCAGGCGGAACTCGGGAAATGTTTTTCTGAATAGCGTGTCGAGCAGGTCGAGGCCTTTGCGGCTGATGGTCGCCAGGGTCACGACGCCAGTTTCGGTGTTCCAGGCCACGTCGTAGGTGGTCGGTACCGGGAGGGTTTTCGCCAGCAGCTGGGCGCGGACGATCTCTTTCAGTTCCTCTCGGACCTGCTTTGGTACCCGGGTGAGGCCTGGGTGGTCCTGCAGCCAGGCTTTCATTGTTTCCTGCAGCGTCTCGCGCATGACCGCGCCGGGGATCCGCCGGACGTCCTGGCGGATGGTAAAGAAGAAGTAGTCTCCTATCCAGATGGCGCCTGGATCCGCAAACTCCGATCGTGCCTGGTCATGCAGTTCCACGAAACCGAGGGACATTTCGTCCGTCGTTTCCTTGATGCTGATAAATCGCTGCTGCAGCAGCTTCTCTTTCAGCCACTCGTATCGCTCCGCTTGAGATGGCAGGTCGCCCTCAACTATCTCAAACTGGCTTATACTCACCGTGTTGCTCATCAGGCCCATCGCATATGCTCCTTTCGTTTAGTGGTGGGGTTGCCGTCTCTCCGGCTGTCACGCTGTCGTCGATGTTGCGGCCCGCGTTTGGTCACCCGACCTTCTGGCCTAGCTCCACCAGACTGCTTGCCTCGGGCGAGCATGGCTTGCATTTGTTTTTCGTGCTGGCCGGGCTTGATACCGGCTGCGGTCCTTTTGACCCGGGTTGCTCCGTAGGCTGTCGCGAGCCAGCCTCGCGTGTCCTTTTCCACGCCGCAGCACGATTTATGCGATATCAAAACCCTTTCCCGTGCTTCTCGGGGCGGGTCGTATTTCGATGCATCTTGCTGGTCAGTTCGATGATGAGTGCTTCCTTGAGGTCGTTGCCGCCGATGAAGGAGAAAATGCGGATGATGATGTCGGAAATTTCCTCGAGGAAATGCTCCTGGTTATTAATCGCAGAGGTGTCTTTGTGCACCAGAGTCAAAGAGTGCTTCCGGTATTCTTCGTAATTATCGCTTGCCCTGCGGACCATCTGAATAAATGCGTCGGTCATCCCGTCTTCGGTGGGTGTTACGTGCTCCAATGCCTCGGCGATTTCTGTAACAAAAAGCGCCACCTGGGTACCTACCTGGGTGACGTCGAATCCTTTGCTTTTGGTGGTTGCGGCGCAGCTGTCGATAAGGTTTGCGATGTGGAGGGGGTGGTCCAATTGAAGGCTCCTTTGTTTGGTATAGTCAACGCTCCGGATAAAAAACAGCCCCTGCCTGGGTTCGGTGTCGAGTCGAAGCAGGCAGGGGCTGGATCCCGGGGAGGGGATCGATTAACTTTTTGGATTTTCTTCGACTCGACGGGTAACTTTATATCATGAAACGATTGATATGCGCAACATTAAAAGCGCAGTTTTTCCCTGATTCGTGCAAATAAACCTTTCTTTTTTGGTGGTGGGGCAGGGGGTTGTGTCTTTATCTCGGCCACGAGCGCCTGGCGTACTTTGGCGTAAGTTTTAAGTGCGCAGTTGCATGGGATCTTCTTCCCGGTAGCCGTGTCGATTCCGGTGTAGCCTCGGCCATAGCATTTCGGGCAGTTGTGCTTTGCGAGATCGGCGAGGGTGAGTTTTCGGTCTTGCATTATTGGCGCTCCCTGCGATGGGTCTGCCGGATGCTCCTGTGAGCTATGCTCGCGGAGTGCTTCGCTGGCCCGGTAGGGTGACGGTCCCTTTGGTTCTTCTGTTACGGTTGACATTTCGCAATCCTTTCTGGGTTGAAACCCGGTTGATGTGGGATGGTGCAGTCGCTGCAGTCTTTTATGCCTGCCGGCATCATCTTGAAGTTACCGCCGCAGTCCATGTGGTACAGCGGGCAGTAGCAGTACTGGCAGTTGATCTCATTCATGTCGTGGCATTTCTGGCATGGGGCATCGGGATGTAGGTACATGTTGATGTCGTTCATGTCGTACTGTGGGCACTCCCTGGTCACGATCGGGTATTCCTGGCATTCGCCGCTGACCCTGGTGCAGGTGGTGCAGAGGGTTTTTCCTTCGCATATCGTGTCCATTAACGACCTCCTTTAGTCCTCCACAGACGTTGTGGATATCCCTTATGATTTCTGCTTGGTGCCTGATGGGTCCCTTGATATTTCACGGGCTTTTACGTTTTGCCTCTTTTTGAATCATTCTGCCTGACACGTTGCCCAGCCATGTTTTTCGGCCTGTTCGTCTGCAGCTTCCTCGGTCGCCGCCTTGACCGCGATCCCACATTTCTCGCATTGGAAAGCCGTTGAATTGACCCGCTTCCATTGGTGCTGACCTTTGCCGGCCTTGGCTTTTTGTTCCTCGGCGTAATCTCCAAACGCCCTGGTGCGACCGTCGGGCTTGACCCTGGACAGAGCCAGTTCGCAGTACAGGTCGGCGTGCGCGAAGTGGGGGTCGATGCCGATGTTCTCGAAGATCATCTTGAACTTCCCCTGGGCTTCGTCGATCATCACCTTGCGACGGGCNNCCTGCTCGGCAATGAACTGGATATGCATACGGCCGGTGTTGTCTTTCACTTCAGCGACCAGTCCGCGCTCGTGTGGCTGCTCCTTCATCCGGTGGACGTACTTCATGAGGTTCCACTCGAGGCCGTGGTACCGGCTGATCTTGACCGTGTACTTGTTTTTGATCTCGTCAGAAGACTTCTTTTCGCTGCTGGTCTGTTTCGGCCGGTCGCCCCACTCACAAATGTCGCCGTCGCCCTTTGATTCGTAGGAATAGTCGGCGAGCCACACCCGCCCTGGCCAGCGCTGGGCGAACCTGCGGGCCTCGTTGATATTCGGTAGGGCATCAGCTACGCAGATGTCGACGTCGTACTGCTGCATAAGTTCGTCGCAGCGCTCCCACGGGTCATCTGCGTATATGATTTCCAGGTGAGCAAGTCTCGACTTGTTGACCCCAAGGTCACACTTCGGCCCCCAATAGCGGATCGTCACGACGTTGAATCCGCCCATCTGGTCGATACCCATTGCGCAGTTGGATCCGCGGTTGATCCATTTGATGTCTGTGTTGACCGTGGCGCGAAGGATGTCGGTATTTACGATCTGGGACTCTGGGGACAGGTAGGCAACACCGAGCTTCGAGTTGTAGAATTCCTGGAGGTCGCTTGCTTCCTGGAATGCCTTCAGGATCTTCCCGGCGCTCTGCCGGCAGGAGAGAGTCTGCGGGATGTGGTAGCCGATAATGTCTGAACTCGGGTTGTGCGCAATCCATCGTCCGTCCCTTGGGTTGGTGATGATCGTCTTGCAGGTCGGGCAGATATAGAAAAACTCTTTGCCGTTATGGTCGCCGATGCAGTCGGGGAAGACGTCGGCCAGGACGATGCCGTCCTTGCATCCGCAGTTGCTGTGGAACTTGTGCTGGTTCGACTGCTTAAAATACTTGTCTATGTTCGCGTCTGGGTACCCGGCGGTCGAGTATTTGAAGTTAATGGGGTAGGGAGAGTGGGACATTCGTTCTTCAGCTCGCTCGATGTCGCCCTCGAGCATCTTCCGGACCTCATCGAAAACGACGGCCAGCATCGGGATTGATTCGGTCGATGTCTGCCCCTGCATATAGCTGAAAAATATCTGTGACGGACCGATGGACCGGACCCGTTTTTGGTCGGTCTTTCTTTTGTCGCCGGCGTCTGCTGTCGGATCCTCGCCCCAGAGCGGTCGGATCTCGGGAATGGAACGGACCGTCGGCTTAAATCGGACATCGGAGAAGATCATTGCCATGGCCTGGTCCGGTAGGAAGTAACCGAAGTATTTCCCCCAAAAACGGAGCGCCAGCCATACCAGGAAAAGAAAGCCGAAGATTGTTTTGCCGACCTGGGCTCCGCATTGCAGGACCATCTTCAGTCCCTCGGGGTTTTCGTCGCCGGTCACGGCCATGGCCCGGTAGGGCTCGATGAGGTATTCGTGGCCTTCCCAGGTGAACGGCTCGTTGTCGACCTTCAGCGTTGGGCGGATATTCTCGACGAAGTTGTACAGGCAGTCGGGGACGTTCTTCACGATCTCCGGTTTTTCCGGGATGTAGATTCCTCGTTGCCGTGCTGCTTGTCGGGCCTGCAGAATCATGGCCGCCCGCTGTACGAGTTCTGGGGAGTATTCAGATTTTACGGCCCTGTATGATGGCAAGCAGTTCCTCGTCGGACATATCTTCAAGTTTCTTGTCTGGTGGCAGTTCCAGCACGGTTGTTTCTTTCCATCCGGCCTGGGTTTTAAGGAAGAAGATTGCCGCAGTTGTGTTGCCTGCTTTTATCTGCTTCATGAGTTCGCTGGTTACGGTAGTGATGCCGAGGGCCTTCCCCTTTTTTATGGCTGCCGCAAAATCCGCGTTATCTTTCTTCCTTCGGCCCAAGGTGTCCTCGCTAATGCCAAGTGCGGCGGCGATATCTCTCTGACTGAGCCCCTGGGAGGCCATCTTTTCGACGATCTTAAGGTCCGGTGGTTCCCATTTTGGTCGTGCCATTTTATGATCCTTCCTGATTTAAGCGGTTTTTCTTTTCAATTCTGCCCCCAGCAGCTTGCTCGGTGCTAGAGTTTTGCCGCCGGTGGCAGTTTGGTTGTTGAGTGTTTTCTCGATAGAAACGGCATGACGGGCCGTTTTTGTTCCTACCATGCTCTCGAGTCGAGTGCCCGCTGGTACATGAGTTCGCCCAGGATCATCTGCAGCTTTTCGGGTGGTGCTTTCTCGAAAAGGTCTTGAAGGCTGGTGGCTGCGCAGTAGTGGCAGACGAAGATGTTTCGCTTGATGCTGCCATCATTGAAGGATATGTGTCCGACGCTGTTTTTTTGCGTCTCGTGATCTTCGCCGCACATGAAGCATCGATATGTTTTCGGGGATTTGGGTTTTTCGGTTTCTTTCGCTGCTGCCAGTGCCGCTTGCGGTGACGACTGTGGGTGTGGTTTGCCCTGCTTCTGTTGTGCTGCCTGCTTCTGAAGTGCTGATGGTCCGTCGGTTGTTTTCATCTCTTTCCGTTCCTCCTTTGCTGGCTTCGTTACGACTTCTTCTGTTATGACTTCCTCGGGATTAGGTAGGCCTGGGCAGCCAACGCAGGTTAGCGACCGCGCCTCTTGGTACGTTAGGCATTTCTCATAAGTCATTCTGAGCGATAGTTCGCAGATCATTGGTGTCCTAAAAAAGCGCCCGGCGGCCTGGCTTTGGAGCCACCGGGCTATGTAAAACTGTTAGTGGTGTTTTTACTTTTATAAATCCGTGGCGTTGACCGTTTCTTCAATACCGTCCAGGGCATTTTCAATGTCGGACAGGTGCTGGTATAATTCTTCAAACAGCGACGGAAAGTGATCGGTGGCTCGTCCCAGTCTCATCCCTAACCCTCCCAAGGGGGACGGTGGCCGGACAATTCTCTGGAGCTTAGTGCTTGCGGTTTTGTTGATGCTTGTGGCCCGTGCTGCCAGGCTTGCCGCCAGTTCCATGACTTCATCGGCCGCCGGCTTTCGCTTGAGTTCGCCGGATGGATTGTCTAAGTCCATTGTTTGGGCACATCTCTGTACATCTCCCATAGTTTTTTCCGATTGCATTCGTTGATCTCCTTTCGTGTGCTTTCTCGACGAAAACGGCATGAGAGGCCGATCTCGTGTCAGTAGTCGAAGAGTAGTTCCGGGATCTTCTCCCGTATCTCGTTAAAGATCGGGAGGGCTACTTCCCGCATCTGCGGGTGGGCGGCTGCGTGCGTCCTCAGCTTGAAGAAATGACGCCACTCTCTGAGGTTCATAGTCACCACAATTTCGGCCTTCGTGCTGTTGGGTAGAACAGCCCGGGCTTTTTCCGGTACCCACCCGCCGCTGCGCAGGCTTTGGTAGTGTTCCTCCGCATGAAGCATTGCCAGGTACCACCTGCGATCGCTGTTCGAGCGTATGTGTTTTATGCTGCTGGTCGCGTCATATTTTCCCGGGGGAATGTCTACCCAGGGCGGGATGATGAAGGTGACCTCGTCAACGTAGTCGCAGTACCTGGTGCTCTCCTGAGAAAATGCGGCATCGTGGCGGACCAGCTGGTGCGTGATTCCCCGATCGCACACGATGCGGACGGTCAGCTTCTCGTGTTCCAGGACTGATTCGTGCCCACGGTGAATTATCATGAGCATGAATTTCCTGGCGCTATCCTCGGTCGTTTTGTTGTTGCTGTTCTTACAGGTCCGTCCGGCTCGTTCGATCGATCGGAGGATCTGCTCCCGATCTATCGGGCTTTCTATCGTGTGGCTAGGTTTCAGCAGTAGCATCGGTGCTCTCCTTCATCTTGGTGGCCGCAATCGCCAGACAGTGTGCAGCTTTCAGAAAGTCCATGCGCTGTTGTCCAGGTCGGATGTTTTTCTCGAACCGCTTCATGTACTTCTCTACCTGTTTGACGAGTTCCTTGGGCGTGTAGTCGGTCATCGGGTCTTCGCCCTTGTCGCCGTACTGCGGCACGGTGTAGT